GATTGTAGCTTGAAGGAATGTGATCTCTGGCGAAGTCGAGATAATCCGACGCCAGTGCTGCGCAGTCTTCGTGAAGTTCGGGATATCGGTAGGCCGTCAGGATGTGCGGCTCTGAGACCAGGTAGGTCTTCGGCTCTACCTCTTTGATTTCAAACACATTCCACTGGAATATGTCGGCGTTGAAGATATCCAGATAGAATTTGTACTGACAGCCGCTCAGGTAGCGCTCAGCATCGAAGCGGCTGGTGGTTTTGTGGTCTATGACCATGCCCCCCACAATGCCGTCCACCTGGCCTGTTACGGTCAAATCTCCGTAGCGCCCATATCCTCGAAGCTCTCGGACCGGTGGCAGGCTTATTTCCGCGTTGGGCAGGATGAAGCGATATCCGTTCGCCTCAAACTCCTCGTGCTCCCCGTCCTGGGCAAGCTCTATGGCCTTGTGGAAGGCGGTCCCGGCCTTCATGGCTTCGGTCGGCTCATCAACGGTGATGAAGCGCACAAGGTCTTCCACCGTTGACCAGTCCTCCTCGCGCCATCGCCTAAAGGACTCAATGTGGGAGACACGGGCCAGCATCAGGCAGCTTCCTGCGCATGGGCAACGTATTCGCCAGACTGCTTGTCGAAGATCAGGCCGAGTTCCTTGGCGCGGGCCGCAAGTAGCGTGCTTGTGGTCTTGCCGCCGTCCTTCGCCCTGCCGATCAGTCCATTGATGCCTTCGGCGTCCGTGACGTTCGGCAGCTTCTCGCGGAACCAGTGCAGTTCCTCCATCGCCGCTTGCTGCTCCTCGCTCAGAGCGTTGAGGCGATCCTTGGTGCGCTGAATGACGGACGCCAGGAACCCATCGAATTCCGGGCTGTCGCAGTGGGGAACCGTCAGCGGTTCAAGCTGCCCTGGATTTTTGCCGAAGGCTGCATCCGAGGGTGAGAAGCGCAGGAGAAGCTTCCCGCCGACCATGGAAAGCCGCCCCATTGCATCGGCAGCCTTGTAGATTTCATTCTTGGAGCCGCCTTGAACATCGAGGCGTTCCACGATGTCGTCGCCGCTGCGCTGTTCATCCATGTGGGCGATCAGCGCCACATCTTTGCCGAAGCTGTTCAGAAGCTTCAGAAACGCGACAAACCGCGCCTTAAGCTCACCGTAGCCCTGGAGGGTAAGCGATCCGCCCCGACCATGCTTCGGGTTGGACCGGATGATATCGACCGTTAGAGCGTCCAAAGCGCGCCCCGCCGTATCCATGATGATCGTCTTGTAGGATGCAAGATCTTCAGCGGTGATGCTCGCAACGTCCGACCAGTCTGAGACGCGCACCACGTCTTTCCGGTGTGCTGCCCGGTGCGCGCCGTTGTCGAAATCCAGCAGGAGCGGCGCTTCCGCCGTGAATGACAGGGATGTCTTCCCAAGACCGGGCGGCCCGTACACCACCATGTTCAGGCGCTCGACCCGGATCGGCTCCGAGGCCTTGGTGATCTTCAGTGCCATATCATGTTCCTTTCATCGAGATACCAGCGCCAGTACCAGCGGGCACTGCGGACCAAGCGGGCGACCCGCTCGTCAGAACCAGCCCACGCCTTGCGGCCTCGCGCAGTTCGCAGAAGGCCAAGGGCACAGTCGCGAAGAGCTATTGCTGTCTCGCTCATGAGAAAGCCTCCAGATAGGCGAGGACCACCACGAGAAAACCGACGATGGCTATGCCTGCTAGGGTGTCTTGGATTGTGCCCGCTATGCGGGAGCGGATGGCGAGGAAGCGGTTCATGACCGTCCCTCCGCCTTCGACAATGCGTCCTCCACGACCTTGAGCCACTCGCGGTAGGGCATTGGCACGTCATCCAGAGCGCCCGCAGGCCCAAGGCTGCGAATATTGGCGGAAGTCGTGCGTAGCGCCTCGTACATCTCCCGCGCGGCGGCGATCAGGCGGGCGTTGGCTCGCCGCATTACTGGGTCACGACTGTCACTTCTGTACACAGTGACGACGCTCTCGGCAGATGCGCCAAAGATGTCGATTGGCCCATAAGGCGTCTCTACCGCCCGCCACGGCCCCGGAGTGTGCTTCATCTTAATCATCACGCCATCTCCCGGCGCATATCCGCGATGCGCTCGCCACGGATTTCCTCACGCTCGAACATGGACAAGGGTACAGACGGCACATAAGCGTCCGTCACGTCCTTGATGCCCAGCGGGGAGCGGGTGATCTCGAGCACCTCGATGATGTCTTCCGGGCTGTCCCAGCAAAAATCGCGCAGGGCGCTTTCGTCATCGAAGTGATCGGCTGCCACCACCGGCTTCTGCCGAAGCGGCGTGTAGCACTGGTACTTCACGATCCATTCTTTCATGACTGCGGCTCCTTCTGAAGCGCTGTGGCGCATAGGCCCAGAGCGTGTTCCAGACTGACTGTCGTGGGCTTGAGGTTGGCCGACACATCGTCGCGCCAGTGCTGAACCCAGGCTTCCATCTGGCGGAGGGTGTCGCGAAGGTTGCGGTTGTCAGCCTCTAGGGTGCGAATGTGATCTGCGTCTTGCGGGGTCATGATCGCTGTTTCCTCGATTGGGCTGGAATGAGCCGGGTCTTCCAAAGCGCCCACCAGCGCGGCGCTTGCGATGATCAATGCGGATAGGCGCTTGAGCATGGTGCTCTCCCTCGCTCGGCACTGGCTTAGCCGTGTTGTGCCTGGTGATAGGGAGAACATCGCATCTTACACGTAACATGTCAACATGCCCGGTGTAATTTTTACACGCTTAATGTTGACGGTGTTGGGAAGCGAATCTATAAGAGAAAAAAGAAACCCCGGAGGGAATGATCCGACCGGGGCGCGAAGTGGGCATACAATTCAGGATGCGTTATAACGTTACGTGACGCTTCCGTCAAGCAAAGGCCCCGCTTCGTGGCAGGAAAACTACTAAATCTTGTGTCTGCTCGGAGGTTCCCGGCGGGATTTTGTAGTTGGATGGCGAAAGCGGCGGTCTTTCCTGGGTTTGTCCCGCCAGCACCGATCACTCCGGCGCATGAAACCCTCTCGGTTGCCGGCTCCCGTACGAACCGGAATTAAAAATCGCTCGGAACCGTGGCCCATAGGACGAGCGGCCTTGAAGATCCGGCAACCCCGGAGCGGTCGAAAGCGGCCCAAATTGTCATCGGGATGACCACCCGACCATTTTGGACCGTAGCAGAGCCGAGAAAATCTGCTGGTGGACGGGGTAGGGACAATGCCCAGGCTCTTCCGAGAGGAAGGGAAAGGGAACTGAGTACGCGGACCGGAAGGTCTCTCCTTGGTCAGGAGCTTGGAGCGATAGCGCTGCTATCCTTCAAGGCGGAAAGGGCCGGAGGTATGCCTTACCTTCCGACAGGGGAGTATTATATCTCTAGGGGATTGGGATAAAAAACGGGTGCGACGGAAATGAAAAACCCGCCGAAGCGGGGCTGGATTAGTGGTCTGTGATGCCCATCCTGATTTTCAGGAGCCTGATGAAGTCTTCACGCTCGGAAAGCGTCAATTCTTCTGGATCGGGTATCGAATGCACCAAGCCATCACGGCCCTGGTAGATGGTTGCGCCATCGTAGCTTGGTTTCATGGGAGTGAGCCCGAAGGCCTTGAGACAAGCGCGGTATTCGTCGCTCGTCACTAGGCAGCTTCACGCATCTGGAAACGGCGGTGCGTCGGATCGAAGCCGGTGCTCTCCAGCCCATCTTCATCGACCGGCGTGACGGACTCCACCTTGCGCCCGGACGCTTCGAGAATATCCCGTATCGCTACCGGAATGCGCTCGTTAAGCTCGGCAACCGTGCGGCCGTGAACGTATAGTCCCCTCAGGTCATCACTGAAGGCGACATATAGGCCGTTCTCACCGTGCCTCAGGATATCAATGTTAATTAGCTTGTCTGCCATGTTCATCGGACCTCATCTGCACGGTGCTCCCCCCGCGCAGCCTCCTCAGCGCCCGAAATCCTAACTGGATTTCCACATCCATATAGCGTGTCGTTGCACTTTTCACAACAATTTTGAAACCTAATGGTTCCCTAATCGCTACCGGATGCCAACCTCCCCATTAGGGTGAAGCTCAGGCCACGACACCAAACTTACGCATCACGCGCCCAATTATGTGGACGTCCTCTGCACGCCACTCCTTGCGGATGTGTCGGGGATTGTCGGAGATGATCGATACCATCTGTTGTTCCGCGCCGGGTGGGCTAGAGATCTCCAGACGCTTCACGACAACACCGCCGATCTCATCCAGGATGGCGTAGAGGCCTGGCGGGGAGGGCCACC